TTTGTTTTTCGTTTTTTTCATGGTTGACAGTATTACCAATTGTGCTATAATATACTAATAATTATCTAAATTACCAGGTATCAAAATGCAGTCAGATTTGCCAAAAACCATAAACGAAGCACTCAAAATACTAGCATATAATGATTATTTTTGGCCGGATCATCGTGCGACCCATATAAACCCCCATCCCAAGGACAGGGAAACAGTGAGATCACTAGCAGAATCGCAGTATGCTTGGACAGAGAAACAGGCACGCTTAGCCGTGGTCATCCTTAAGCGTTACCTTTCCAAGTTCCAGGCACACCATATGGATATAAAGTCTTTGCTGGATAATCCTGTGTATGAGGATGACTTCAGGGTGATAAGTTTTGACAAGAGCATAGAGAAATACACAGACGAGGATGGTGTGGACAAGATCGAACTGAGATTCCCATATGACAAGAAGATAATACAACTGATACGTTGCCTCAAGGACAAACGTGACCTGCCAGGCATGTATGCCCTTTACGCCGGAGAGGACAAGAAATGGACGTTCATCCACACCGACGTGACCGCATACTACCTCACGCTGATAGCGGTGCGTTATGATTTCAAATTCGTCACACCCGAACTGTTGGACGACTTTGATGCCGTAAGGAAACAGATAGTGGGACACAGGCAACCCACCGCCAGACAAATAGAGGATGAGATAATAATAGACAATGCCCCAGAGTCACTAACAGAACACTGGGCAGAATACATTTCAAGACTGCCTTTGCTACAGCAAGTGGACAGCCTAAAGAACTTTGCGATTTCACCTAAGGGCATATCTGTGTCCTCAAATTCTAAATTGGCTGGTCGCATAGCACACCATCCCTACCATAAACTGTGGATCAACTCATTAGCCCACACCAAGAAGGAAGTTGTACAAGCATTGGTAGAACTGGATGCCTTCCCTTTGCTGATGCCTTGTCACAGCGACGTTCATGAGGAACAGGAGATAAGGGAATTCTGGGATTGGTTGAAGATTTTCGAATCGCACGGCATTGACATGATGAAACAGTGTGCCTGGGGATTTGATCTCAAGGAACCTGTATACAGGAAAGAAGACAGAGGTTACAGTGCAAGGACAACTGTTATAGATGACAAGAAGCCCAGGGAGTTCTTTGAGAATCTCTACGAACTGCACCAGATGAGCAAACAATTCAAGTTCATAGATGAGACCACAAAGATAATTTTCGTCAGGAACAGGATACCACGTGCCTTGATCAAGAGCAAGGTAAAACCACGGGCTTCCTTGATAGCACTGGGTGGTGGATACTATGCCACTGGCACGGACAATCTCAAAAGACTGCTTGAAAATCTTCCAAAAAAGTTGTATTATAGTGATCACCAACCCAGCAGTTGGGATTGGCATGATCACGTGATAGAACAGGTATAGAATGAGTAGTTGTAAACTAGTAATCAAAGACGAAGTGAATGTGAAGTTCGAGAACCTCAGTCTCGAGTGGAGGAAGAGACTATCCAACAAGTTCAAATACGAGATACCATACGCGAGGCATCTACCCGCGGTTAAACTGGGTAGGTGGGATGGCAAGGTCAGTTTCTTTGGTCTTGGAGGAACAACATACCTAAACCTCGTAGACCAGATACTGCCCATACTGGAGGATGGCGGGGTGTACGTGGATTTCGAGGATCACAGGGAACAGCACAACTTCGAGTTCAAGGCAGTAGACAAGGACTACCTAGCACACATTACATGGCCCCACAACCATCCATGTGCTGGACAACCAATACAACTCAGAGACTATCAGGTTGAGACCATAAACAAGTTCATCGAGAATCCACAGTGCATACAGGAGATAGCCACAGGAGCCGGTAAGACCATAATCACCGCGGCGTTGTGTCAACTGGTGGAACCCTACGGCAGGACACTGACCATCGTACCCAACAAGAGTTTGGTCACACAGACCGAAGAAGACTTCCTGGCGTGTAATCTAGACGTTGGTGTGTACTATGGTGACAGAAAGGAACTGGGTAGATTCAACACCATAGCAACCTGGCAAAGTCTTAACGTACTAGAAAAAAAAGCAAAGGACGAACACACAACAGAATTCTTAGAAGCTATACAGGGCATTAACACAATAATCATAGATGAGGTTCACATGGCCAAAGCCGACGTGTTGAAGAGATTGCTTACAGGACCATTCGCACACTGTGGCATACGTTGGGGACTGACAGGCACCGTGCCAAAGGCAGACTACGAATTTATGGGTTTGAAATGTAGCATAGGTGAGGTGGCCAACAGGATACAGGCTAGTGAACTCCAAGATAAAGGAGTGTTGGCCAATTGCCACGTCAATGTACTACAGACACAGGATCACCCACAGTTCAAGACCTACGGTGAGGAGTTAAAATGGCTCACAACCGATGATACTAGAATGACGTGGGTGTCGCGTACAATCGAAAGCATAGCGACGTCGGGCAACACACTGATACTCGTAGACAGGATATCCGCCGGAGAGATCTTGGAGAAGAAAATCAAGGATGCGGTGTTCGTGTCCGGAGCAACCAAAAACACAGATAGGAAGGAACAATACGATGAAGTATCTACTGCTACAAATAAGGTTATCATTGCCACATATGGAGTTGCCGCTGTTGGCATTAACATTCCTAGGATTTTCAATCTTGTTCTCATAGAACCTGGTAAGTCATTTGTTAGGGTGATACAGAGCATAGGACGTGGGATCAGGAAAGCGGAAGACAAGGACAGTGTGCAGATCTGGGACATTACCAGCAGTTGCAAGTTTGCAAAAAGACATCTAGGGGCAAGGAAAAAGTTTTACAAAGAGGCCAATTACCCGTATAATATAGAAAAGATAGATTATGAAAATCCTTACACTTGATGACAGGACCTACAAACTGGAAAAGATACCTGAATGGGTAGATGAGAAATTGAGATTTGCGGTATTGGACAATTCTGACCCCAACAATCCAGACTTCTTCTACATACCTTTGATATTCCTAGAAAGTTTCAACGCACCAGCGGCGGTGTTAGAAATAGGAGATCACAAGATCAAGATGCCACTGGACTGGAAAATGCTGATAGGAGAGGCGGGACAATCAGAGATGCATGTGCTACCAATAACCAGTCTCAATGACAGAGGATTTGATGCATTCACGTTCAATCCTTTATCAAGCACCAAACCAGAATTCATGCCCATAGATGTGGTCGACATTTATACTGAAGTAAAATGGTACTTCCCAAAGATCAAGTCAGGACAGATGTTAGCGGTGCCACTGACTAACGGACGTAGACCTATGTGTGCCTATTTTGTTAAAGATATATCTCGACAGTGCGAGCAGGTAGACTATGGCTCAGTCTGGTAGACGAACTATAACCATAGACGCACCTGTTTTAATAACCAGCAACAAGATCGCAGTGTGGATGGACGAGCATTGGATGAGAGATTTCTTTGATTGGTTAAGGAAAAATAAATTCAAGATTTCGGCTATGAATCACCAGCAAAAGAAAATAAAATTAACTTTCGTAGATGCCAAGGAGTGCACTATGTTTGGATTAAAATATGCCAGCAAAAAAAAGTAACACAAAGAAATTTTTTGATCTCAGGAACGGGTTGAAGGCCGTGGACTTCAGGAACAAAGACTACTATGACAGGATAGACGACAAAGAGAAATCTTTGTACAGCCCTTACATGTTGATGAGATATGTGTCCAGCTGTTCGTCAAAAGATCAATTCTACGTGGAACACTACGTGGAGATGGTGAACGAGTGCGTGAACAAACACTGTTTCACCCTGGGCAAACACAAGAAACTGTTATGGATACTGACCGCCATGTGTGGCGCATTACAACAGCAGTTTCATCCATGGATAAAACCCATGAAACGTGTGCCAAACAAATCGTTGAAGAAATTACAGGAGATCTATCCCACTTGGAAAGAGACCGATCTCGAGACACTGGACAAAGTGATAACTGACAGGGAACTAGAGGAGCTGATAGAAGCACATGGCATCGACAAATAAATGCACCTACTGTAGCAAGGAGTTTGCCAAGGAGAGGACTTTACAGGTACACCTATGCGAACCAAAGAGGAGATACCTACAGCGAGATGAGAAGTGGGTGGTCAACGCATTCATGGTGTTCCAGAGGTTCTACAAGATACACCAACACAACGCCAAGGACAGGACCTATGATGACTTCGTCAAGAGTCCCTACTACAACGCTTTTGTGAAATTTGGTAGATACATCATGCACATCAACCCTTTGTATCCAGACAAGTACATAGACTTCGTGTTGAAATCAAAGATCAAACTAGACCACTGGGCCAGGGATGATCTGTACGAGGAGTATCTGATCGAAACACTGAAGACGGAACCCGTGGAGGCCGCGCTTCAGCGTAGCATAGCCACAATGATGGACTGGGCCACGGAACAACACGCACAGTGGTCCGACTACTTCAGATTGGTCAACACCAACAGGGCAGTGCAACACATACAGCAGGGCGCCATCAGTCCATGGCTGTTGCTAGGTTGCGAAGCAGGCAAGAAAATGTTAAAATCATTCAACGACGAACAACTACAGATGATAGAAAGATTCATAAACCCAAGTTTTTGGCCCAGCAAGTTGAAGAGCTATCCGGCCGACCTCATGCTGGTCAAGGAAACAGCCAAGGAGGCCAAAATTGTCTAAGATTGATCTAGAGATAGCGGACAGTTTGGATTTCGAAGACGGAGATTGTGCAGTGGTCATAAAAGAAGATGGATCGATCGGAAGGGTAATAATGCCGGACATAAACAGAAATGTTTTGGAATCGGAAGGATACAGGAAACTTTTAGACGTGTTGGAAGTCTTACAGCCAGGATCACGTGACAAAATGATACAACACGCCGAAAAGGGAAAAGGGAGTATGCACTGATGCCTGATGTGGACATAGATTTCTTTGACAGAGACGGGGTGTTGAAACTTTTCAAGCATACGCCGGCATCGATAATCAAAGACGGCAAGACCGAGAAACACAAGACGGGGGTATACTTCCATGCGGTGCCTGAACATCCTGTGACAGGAAACTCCTCGTTGGATTACAAGAAAGCCGAGAATCGAGGTTACTTCAAGATCGACATGCTGAATGTAAACATATACAAGGAAGTGAAATCAGAACAGGAACTTGTGGAACTCATGATACAGGAGCCCGACTGGGACATGCTAAAGGATCCAAAGACTGTGGAGAACCTGTTCCACCTTAACGGACACTTCAACATAGTTTCCAAACTAGAGCCAAAGAACATCGAACAACTGGCCGCCGTGTTGGCCATAATACGTCCCGCTAAGAGGCACTTGATGTACAAGGACTGGCAGGACATAATGAAGGAAGTGTGGACAAAGCCCACAGACGGATCCTACTTCTTCAAGAAATCACACGCCATAGCCTACGCACAGGCAATTGTGGTACAGATGAATCTGATCACCAGAGCTAAATATAGTTTTGATGCTACATCAAAAAACTAAAAAAAAGACACCCAAACATATTAGTAAAAAACATCGCAGTTCAATTCACTCCGAGCACAGATCATATCAGCCAAACAACACGTTGACCAAGTACGTGGAAAGAGTGAACGGTATAAACTGTACTGAAAAAAACTAAACGGGTTTACGGACCAACTGTATTGTTCTACGTTTGACACGTTTCTTGGATATGTCTAGTAAACGAACAGTGGGGCCTTCTTGGATTTCAACATCCTTTGCATTCAAAGTTACCAAAGTTGAACGGAAATATCGGAAGTCTCCTTTGAGAAAAATATTGATTGGTAACTTTCGATTTGATTCGTGCCACCAAGTTTCTCCGCATTTGAGAAAATGTATCTTTTCTTGCTGTAGAATCAGTTTGCCATAATCATAGAAACTGATCACATTCGCATCCTCGTTCTGGATTATGCCAACATATTCGAGATCACCCTTCCGGATCAGGCTTAGAAAGGGAAATTTATCCCTCAGGGTTTGAAAAATCTCGTTCATTCTATATCTATAAATACTGTTAAATATGTACTATGCAAACAGTCTCAAGGTATTTACTGAATCAATTGGTAATAGCCTACATAAATGGTTATCACGGGAGGAACTCCAAAGTGTACGATAGACGCCTTACATTACACAGGGGTGTGAACAATCCCATCACTTTCACGTTCAAGAACGAGGACCAAAAGGCCCAAGATATAACGGCCAAGACCTACGAGTTCAACATGATAGATACTGAAAGCAAGAAAGCGGTGCTGACAAAGACACTGACCATACTTGACGACGGATCGACTGTGAGCTCTAGAGGTGATGCGAGCTGTACGATAACTGAGGGCGATCTATTACCCCTAGATGCCAAATTCTACAATTTTTCCGTAAAAGAAGTCAAATCAGACGGAAGTAGGGAAGTCACATACGCCGACACAGGATATGCCGCGGCGGGAACCGTGGAGCTGTTAGATGGAGCATATCCGGAGTTCGTGGCAAGCACAGCAGTTACCAGTTTCACGTCAGCACAAGGACCATTAACATACACCTCGGGATCCATTGACGCAAGACCAGGCATAAACAACAACAAGGCCTTGCACACCATTGCCGTTTACACCAAGAATTTTTCCGGGAGTATGAGGGTACAGGGAACAATGAGTTCAACACCAGGAGCCGGAGACTGGTTTGATATCACAATGGACGGCGAAGCAAGTGCTACCAATACGTTCACAAATTCCACAACTGTTACCAACTACAACTTCACAGGCGTATACCACAACATCAGATTTACATGGGGCAACGATTCAGGTAATACCGGCCTGATTGACAAAATACTCTACAGACAGTAAAATATAGTTTATGAACCTGATCCAGAACACAATTCTGACTAGCCTACCTGCGAACAAGAAAAAGACACCCAGTGGGTGGATCAGTTTCAACGCACCTTGTTGTGTGTACAATGGCGAGACAGCAGACAAGAAGAAACGTGGCGGCATTATGACCAGCGCTGATGGTACTATAAGTTATCACTGTTTCAACTGCGGCTTCAAGACCAGTTACGTGATTGGTCGTAAACTGACTTACAAGATGAGGCAGTTCATGAGCTACATAGGAATACCCGAAGACACAATCAAGAAATTGGCCATAGAGGCCATGCGTGAAGAAGAAAGTGACATCAAGTACGAGAAGAAAAAATTTGTCACCTTCAAGAAGAAATCACTGCCAAAGAACACACACAAACTGGACGTGTGGTTGGAGAAGTATGTGGCCAATGATTTAACCGAACAGCAATGGAGGAAGATCGACGGACTACTGAAATATATCGAGGGCAGAGGTATCGGCGCCGACTGGTATGACTTCATGTACTCGCCTGACAAGATGTGGGACATACATCAGAGACTGTTGATCCCATTTTACTGGAAGGGAGAAGTGGTCGGATACACAGGTCGGGTGTTCGAGGAATCACGTGCCGTCAAGTACTACACAGACGTGTGGCCGGGTTACGTGTTCAACATGGACGCACAGGACTGGACGAGGAAGTTCGTGTTGGTCACCGAAGGACCGTTCGATGCCATAGCCGTTTCTGGTGTGAGCATCTTGGGATCAGAGGTAAATGAAACACAAAAAGAATTGATAGACGGCTTAGGAAGACAGGTGATCGTGGTGCCCGACAGGGATGCACCAGGACAGAAACTAGTGGACCAGGCCACCGAGTTTGGGTGGAGCGTGGCATTTCCAGAATGGGACAAAACGGTTGGCGACGTGGCGGATGCTGTGTTAAAATATGGTAGACTGTTTACTATTCAATCAATACTGAAGACCACGGAATCAAGTAAACTAAAAATAGATTTAAAGAGAAGGATGTATGGCTGAATACACATTTGATGTACAGAAACTTTATATAGAGATGCTACTAGCAGATGCGGAATCATTTGCTAGGGCACAGAACATATTCAAGCCCGAGTCGTTTGATCGTAAACTACAACCCATAGCCAAGTTCGTCAAGGACTACATGGACGAGTACAAGGTCATGCCAGATGTGGAACAGGTCAATGCCAAGCACGACATCAAACTGAAGTCGGCAAAGGACCTGGATCCAAGCCATTTCAATTGGTTGCTGGACGAGTTCGAGACATTCTCGAGACACAAGGCACTGGAACAAGCGATACTACAATCCGCAGACCTGTTGGAGAAGGGCGACTACGCTCCCGTCGAGGACATGGTCAAGGAAGCGGTCAACGTGGGACTGACCAGAGACCTTGGCACAGACTACTTTGAGGATCCCAAGGGAAGACTTGAGGCCCTCAAGGACAACAACGGACAGATCAGCACTGGCTGGCAGAACCTAGACAAGAAACTGTTTGGCGGTTTCAACCGCGGAGAACTGAACATCTTTGCTGGTGGATCAGGCGCAGGAAAGAGTTTGTTCCTACAGAATCTTGCGGTGAACTGGGCACAGGCTGGTCTGAACGTTTGTTACATATCATTCGAGTTGAGTGAACAACTGACAGCGATGAGACTGGACGCAATGATGACCAACATTCCGACCAAACGGGTTTTTCCAGAGATAGACAACGTGGAGATGAAGGTCAAGATGTTGGCCAAGAAGTCTGGACTGCTACAGATCAAATACCTGCCAAGTGGTAGCAACGTGCTGGACGTAAGGACGTATCTCAAGGAGCTGGAGCTCAAATCAAAGAAGAAGATAGACTGTATCTTGATCGACTACCTGGATCTCATGATGCCCAAGAGCAAGAAGATATCCCCAGCGGACTTATTCATCAAGGACAAGTACGTGTCTGAGGAACTAAGGAACTTGGTCGTGGAGAAACAGTGTGTGTTGGCCACAGCATCACAGTTGAACAGGGCATCTGTTGAGGAGATAGAGTTCGATCACAGCCACATATCAGGCGGACTGTCCAAGATACAGACAGCAGACAACGTGATAGGTATATTCACATCGAGGGCAATGAAGGAACGTGGTAGGTATCAGATACAGTTCATGAAGACCAGATCCAGTTCGGGAGTGGGACAGAAGGTTGATCTGGAGTTTGATGTGGACAGTCTAAGGATAAGAGACCTAGCGGATGATCCGGAATACAAACAGTTTGACAAGCAGAGGAGCACCATATACGATAACCTCAAGAAGACATCTAAGGTAACAGGCGATGGAACACCCAAAGATGCCAGAGACGATGTGCCAGACCCCACCAAAGGCGACACGATAGGCAAAGTCAAGGCCACAGTGGAAGGCGGCAAACTGAGACAACTGCTCAACGAGTTACACTCAGATGAAGAACAGTAACGACATAGAACACATCTATGAGAAGTTGAGTGCTCTATATCCAAACTACTCAAACAAGAAACCCAAGGCAAAGATACACTCAAAAGCATACACCAGTCTCGTAGGCGTGATGCTGTCAGCACAGAGTCAGGACAAGAGAACCGCGGTGGCTTGTAGGCAACTATTCGCACTGGCAGACACACCCGAGGACATGTTGAAACTCACACAGGAAGAGATCATAGAGGCCATCCGACCCGCAGGACTGTTCAACGCCAAGTCAAAGAACATACTAGCGACCAGCAAGATGCTTTTGGATAAGTTTGACGGACGTGTGCCCAGCACCCAGAAAGAACTGATGACACTACCCGGTGTGGGTCGTAAGAGCTCTGACATCGTTATGAGGTTCGTTTTTGGGGAACCACACATAGCGGTGGACACACACGTGTTCAGGATGTTGTGGAGACTGGGCTGGGCGGATTCATTAGACGAGGGCAAGGCCTCCATAACAGTCAACAACACCACACCCGGCAAGTACAAGTACGGTGCCCACATGTGGTTAATAACACACGCCAAGTTGGTGTGTAGATCTAGATCACCGTTGTGTGATCAATGTGTGATCAGAGCCGTGTGTGACCAGAGGAACATAGACACTCCAAAGAATCGACTGCGTCAAAAAATCGCCACTTCATAATCTGCGCAGATAAATATTCCTGCTCAAGGCAATAACAGGCAAACTTAAAAGCATAGGCAAATGAAAGACAAGGAACTGAACGACATAACAAGGCTGTACGATAGATTCATCAGGCAATGTCCAGGCACAGAAGAATACACGCATAGGCTAGCCGAGGAGACTCGCATCATCCTTCAACTACGTTTCGTAGACTACTTCATACAAATATGTGACATCATAGCAATGACCCGAGACATACCACACATGACACGTGGTAGCGCTGGATCGTCATTGGTCTGTTACCTATTGGGCATAACGGATGTGGACCCAGTGGAGTGGGACATACCAGTGGCTAGATTCCTCAACCCCAATCGAGACGACCTTCCCGATGTGGACATAGATTTTCCCCACCACAAACAGGAAGAGGTCATGAAGAGGATCTTCAAGAAGTGGCCGGGACGCAGTGCTAGGATATCCAACTACGTGCTCTACAAGGATAAGTCAGCGCGACGTGAAGCGGCCAAGCGACTTGGAGTCAAGGGCAACCTACCCCGCAGGTTCACATACGATTCGTTAGGCATCGACACAAAGGAGGCCAAACGTATCGAAAACAAACTGAAAGGCAAGAAGAGATGCATATCAAAACACTGCGGAGGAATACTGATGTTTCAAAGACAACTACCAAAGAGCCTGTTCACGGCGGAGAATCAAATACTGTTAGACAAGAACGAGGTGGAGGACCTAGAACACCTGAAGGTGGATATTTTAGCCAATCGTGGTTTGTCGCAACTCATAGAGATAGACCCCACACGGAAACTGACAGACTATCCCGAAGAGGACTCCGCTACTTCGGAACTTTTGTGCAGGGGAGACGTGCTGGGAGTGACACAGGCAGAGAGCCCGGCCATGAGGAGACTGTTCAGGGCGATCAAACCAAAGAGCGTTAAGGACTGTGTGTTCGGCACGGCACTGATAAGGCCAGTGGCGGTGTCTGGCCGTAAGAAGGCCACCATGTTCCATGACTGGAGCCGAGAGCGTATGAGTGACACCATAGTGTACGAGGACGACGCCATAGACAGGATCGCAGAGGTGCTGGGCATAGACAAGTACGAAGCAGACATGTACAGACGTGCCTTCGCCAAGAAGAACGAAGAAAGGATCATGGAATTTGTATCAAGGCTCGGCGACCATCCACGCAAGGACGAGATAATCACGATGCTACAATCACTGTCAGGATTTGGTCTGTGCAGGGCACACGCTGTTAATCTGGGCAGACTGATATGGGCACTGGCTTATCAGAAAGCACACAACAAGGAGAAGTTCTGGCGGTCATGTTTGAAGCACTGCCATGGATCTTACAAGCGTTGGGTATACAGGACGGAAGCAAAGCGCGTGGGAATAGATGTTGTCACGCCAAGCAACTCAGATCGTTGGGACACCCCCGAGTTCCAGTACAGGAAGTATGGTTGGTGGAGTCAGAAAGAATTTATGCCGGGTATGTATGTCAGGGAGTTGTATCTAGACAAAGTGGAGTTCGCTGGCATGATAGCCAACGGCAGGGTGTTCCGAGGCGACAAGGGCAGGTATGTGACATTCCTCACACTGGGAGTGGGCAACGGACAGTACATAGATGTCACGATCAAACGAGCATTCGCCTACAGTGATTACGATGTTGTGTGGGGACAAGGAACAATAAGACATTCTAACAATTCCGACTACGTGGAATGCTTTGACTCAAAAGGTTTTCGCTTAGAAAAATATCTTTAAATATCCTTATGCGGAAAGTACACAACTGGTTTATACCCGATTACGACAAGCACTACGAAGAGTGGATGAGGATAAACAACGAGACTGAGTACCAAAGATTACAAAGAGAGTACGCGTTAAGACAAGTAGTACAATTCCGGAATGCCATAGATATTGGTGGTAACATAGGATTCTGGAGCAGGGAATTTTGTGATCGATTTCAAACCGTAGAAATATTTGAACCGGATCCATCAAACATTGAATGCTTGGAGGCCAATCTAAAAGGTAAAACAAACTACAATCTGTACAAAGTGGGTTTAGGGTCAAAAGTGGAAGAAAAAACTTTTTATAAATCAAAAACTACGTCCGGAGGGCATAGTTTTTTCAGGGATCAGATATTCGAAGACGACGTCGAAAACTCAATATCCAAAATAAAAAAACTAGACGATTACAATTTTACAAGCGTGGACCTGATAAAAATTGACACACAAGGTAGTGAACACGACATACTACTAGGAGGTAGAGAAACTTTATTGAACAATGACTGTGTGCTAAACGTTGAGATCGAGCACAAAAGTGCAGAACAAAAAAAGAAAGGAAAAGAAATAATAGATTTTTTACAAAGTATAGGTTACAGAGAGATCGGACGATCCAGAAAAAAAGAAGTGGTGTTTAAAAAATTTAAATAGACGCTTAGAACGTATTTCAAACAAACAAATAATCATGCGGCTGACCATTTTTATGGTAGACATCGATCAACTCATAGCCCATCGATTCTAACAGTTCTTTGGCTGTGAAGTCTCCACGGTTGATCTCACAGAGTATCACAGGCCGGTTGCTTTCTATGGTTTTTACTGCACCACGTATGATATTGGGTTCGTAACCCTCCACGTCCATTTTTATGAAGTCTATGTCACTGAACAATCCGTATGAGTCTAGGGTGTTGACCTCGACCTTAATTGTGTTGGATCCTCCGTACTGATCACTCTTGATCCTACCAACCCCCGGCTTGGTGTACATCACACCTGGATCCTCGCCCAGTGCTGTGACGTGATGAGAGATCTTGTCTGTATCTTTGATTACTCGTGTCATCTGTGATGACTTGTCCCTGAAGTCCCAACAGTGTATGTGTTGGAAATCATTCTCCAACTGAGAAGCAAAATGAAATATGTCACAGCCTATGTCCAATGCTGTCCTGAAAGATCGAATATGCGGTCTACACATGTTGTAGAGTACTTGTACTTCAGCGAGTTTTAATTCTGAACTCATACCAAATACTTATTAAATATGGACATGCCTATCACGAATCATTTATCCAACGGATGTTCATTCTCTACCAAGAAGACATATCGCAGTGCACATCAAAAAA